TCAAAGAGATGGTCAAATCCAAGACACCTCCTGACCGTGGGTTCGAGGATGTACCTCAGAGCAAGACATCTCCTAATATGAAACTTGGTATGGAGTGCAGCTATTGCGAGTTTAAGAAAGCTTGCTTTCCTGGTCTCAAGATGTTTGCTTACAGCCACGGCCCCGTCTACTTGACTAAGATCAAGAAGCCTCTGAAGGTCGATGAGGTAGAGGACTGGACGTGAAGAAGAGCAGCACACGCCGTAGAGCTATACAAGCTGGGTACCGTTCAGGGCTAGAAGAGGCACTTAGTATTAACCTAACAGAACGAGAGGTTCCTTTCGAGTACGAGACTATGAAGATCAAGTGGCTTGACAGTAAGATGAGAAGCTACACACCTGACTTTATACTTGAGAACGGTATCATCATTGAGTCTAAGGGCCGCTTTGTTTCAGCTGATCGACGGAAGCATAAGGAGATCAAGAAGCAATACCCTAACCTTGACATACGGTTCGTGTTTAGTAATTCACGGGCCAAGCTCTATAAAGGGGCCAAGAGCTCTTACGCCGATTGGTGTGAGAAGGAAGGGTTCCTCTACTCAGATAAGACCATTCCAGAGGAGTGGATCACAGAGGAGAATAAAGAATGACAGTATCTAAAACAGGGCAAGGCAAGACCGCGATCGTTTGGAGTTGCGCCCATGCCACACCTGAAACATCTAACGAACGTTTTGATTGGCTGGGTGGGTTGATATACGACATTAAACCTGACTACGTAGTGGATCTAGGTGACGGTAGTGATATGAAGTCTCTTAACTCATACGACACACGTAAGCCAGGGGCTGTAGTCTCGCAGAACTACGGACGTGACATCGAGTCATACAACGAAGCACAGGGCTTGCTCCGTTACCGTTTCAAGAAGCAACGGCGTAAACGTCCAGCTTTCTACGGGTTCGAAGGTAACCACGAGCACCGTATTAAGACAGCTATCTCGTATGACCCACGGCTTGAAGGAGACAAGTATGGAATCTCATTCTCACACCTCAACACCAAGAAGTGGTTCGACGAGTATCATGAGTACGTTGATGGTGCCCCCGCCATTCATAATTACGATGGCGTTGACTACGCTCACTACTTGGGGTCTGGTAACGTTGGCCGTGCCATTAGTGGTGTACACCACGCTTACGCTCTCACCCAAAAGCGGTATGGCTCTTGCAGCGTTGGTCACAGTCACAAGCGCGATATGTATTTTAAGGACGACGTTGGTTCTCATGGTGCAATTGGGGCGGTGGTCGGCTGTTACAAAGGCGCTGCAGAAGCTTGGGCTGGGCAAGCTAATAAGGAATGGTGGAAAGGAGTTCTCATCAAAAGAAATATATCCGGTGGTTGTTATGAGCCTCAATGGGTATCGCTTGATTCACTTAGACGGGAATATGGATGAGGACATACACGATCGTATCAGGGGTGACAAATAGTCACCTCTTTTACCTTGACGAGACCATGTCACTGTGATATAACTGGGAGCTTGACTTATGGAATATGTAGTAACGATGAAGATTAAAGTAGACAAGGATTACTTCTATTGGACAGAGGATGTAGCGGAGCGACAGTCTACCTTGTCTGAGCAACTTAGGAACGCCTTGTATGACCTAGACGACCTTTCCATCACACAGGTACTAGCGGAGGAGATTGACTAATGAATAGTGTGGAGTATTCCTACTGGGTTGAGAATAAGATTATGACAGAGGGTAAAGACAGGCTTATTGAGAATACATTAGGCCTTGTCGGAGAAGCAGGTGAGGTAGCTGAGAAGATAAAGAAACTCATTAGAGACTCCAATCGTTTCTCTAATGAAGACATCGTCAAGGAGCTAGGAGATGTAGTGTTCTACGCCACTGCCTTAGCTAACTACTTCGAGAGTAGCCTTGAGGAGGTCATTGAAGTAAACGTAGAGAAGTTAGACGGACGAGAACGACGAGGAACATTGGGTGGGTCTGGCGATGATCGCTAATCCTGAAAACCACACCTACCTGCTAATTATGGCACTATTTGACAAGGAAATGAAATGATCAAGAACTCCCTACCAGAACACAACTACGGCCCAACCATTGGTATCTCAGAAGAGATTCATGCAATGAAGTACCGATCAAAAGGTGAGAGTTTCCGGGCAGCAATGACTCGGGTAGCCAACGCTCTTAAGGATGACGAGGAACACTTCAATAACTTCCGTGACATCCTGTACGGTATGCGCTTCATGCCAGCTGGTCGAGTACAGTCGGCCATGGGTGCGCCACGTCGAGTTACACCGTATAATTGCTTTGTGAGTATGACCATCCCTGACTCTATGGAAGGTATTATGCTTGCTGCTCAAGAGGCTGCTAAGACTATGCAGCTTGGAGGTGGTATCGGCTACGACTTCTCTACCCTACGCCCATCGGGTGCCCTCATCAAAGGCCTAGACAGCCGCTCTAGTGGCCCTCTGAGCTTCATGGGTATCTTTGACGCAGTATGTAAGACTATCAGTTCAGCAGGCCACCGTAGGGGCGCTCAGATGGGTGTACTACGGGTAGACCATCCAGACATCGCCTCCTTCATCCATGCTAAGACTAACTCAACAGCGTTTACACAGTTCAACCTATCCGTAGGTGTTACAGATAAGTTCATGCAAGCTGTTAAAGACGATGATACGTTTGACTTGGTCTTTGAAGGGCGTGTCTACGACACCATCAATGCTCGTGCTTTGTGGGACGATATCCTACGGTGTACATGGGATTGGGCTGAGCCCGGTATCCTGTTCATTGATCGTATCAATAAGAAGAACAACCTGCACTATTGTGAGACCATTGCGGCTACCAACCCATGCGGAGAGCAGCCACTGCCACCTAACGGTGCCTGCCTTCTTGGTAGCTTTAACCTCACACGTTACGTGTACAAGGACGGGGATGGTTACGGGTTCGACTACGAAAGCCTTAAGCACGACATCCCACATGTTGTACGTGCTATGGATAATGTGGTTGACCGTGCAGTGTACCCACTGCCAGCCCAGGAGCTCGAGGCTAAGTCTAAACGCCGTATGGGTCTTGGTGTCACAGGTGTAGCTAATGCTATTGAGGCTATGGGACACGATTACGGCTCACCTATGTTCCTTCTCACTCTCGAGAAGATCATGAAGCTTATCCGTGATACATGTTACACTGCCTCCGTGTCTCTTGCAGCGGAGAAGGGTCCCTTCCCTCTCTATCGAGAAGAGTTCCTTGACAGTGAGTTCGCAAAGACGTTGCCAGCTGATATCCGCGACATGATTAGTCGTTATGGTATTCGTAACAGCCACCTGCTCAGTGTAGCACCAACAGGTACTATCAGCCTTTCTGCTGACAACGTGTCCTCTGGTATTGAGCCTGTGTTCTCCTACGGCTTCGACCGTACTATCCAGACGTTCGATGGACCACGGGTAGAGCGTGTCGATGACTACGGTTACCGTGTCTTCGGTGTCAAAGGGTGCAAGGCTGATGACCTACCAGTCATGGCTCACGTAGATGTCCTCAACATGGCCTCACGCTACGTAGACAGTGCTTGCTCCAAGACATGTAACGTAGGGGACGATGTGTCATGGGAAGAGTTCAAAGCCGTGTATATGGCTGCGTACGACGGAGGTGCCTCAGGTTGTACGACCTTCCGTGCCTCAGGTAAGCGTTACGGTATCCTCAACGCCTCCTCCTCTGAGGATGTAGTAGAGGAGAAAGTAGAAGAGGACAACAGTGACTTCGTCGATGAGAACGCAGGCGGCGCTTGTTACTTCGATTCTGTAACGGGTCAACGTGAATGTAGTTGATCTTGACACAACATAACTAAGTATGCTATACTAACGGGGAGGATCGCAAGGTCTTCCCCTTTTCATTAACAGATAGGAAAACCATGGTACAGCAAAAGACTAAACTGCTCACATCCTAACGTAGAGATAGACTTAGGCTGATAAGTTTGGTCACTGAGGCCAGCGCCTAAGTTTTACACCTGAGCATGTGTCTAAACTGCTATCCGTCAGAGCAGGTTTGCCAATAACAACAGCTACCCTAGGCGTCAGTAGCACCGTTATTGAGGGGTTCAATTCCCCTGTCTGACACCAAACAACAACAATGGAGAATGTATCGTGGTAAAACAAGCCCCCAAGAAGAGAGCTACAAAGCGTGTGACGACATACAAAGGTGCCGCTGCTAAGGCAACATCTGGTATCGTCCCGAAGACTGAGCATCAGGGCGACTTAATCAATGCTATCAAGAGCTCATGTCAGGTTATCGTATTCGGTCCTGCTGGGACTGGTAAGACTTATGTGACTGCCACAATGGCTGCTGACCTGTACACCACGAACCAGATTGATAAGATCGTAATCACTCGCCCTATGGTCTCTGTAGGCAAGGACATCGGTATCTTCCCCGGTGATCTTGGTGAGAAGGTTGCTCCTTGGGCACTACCCGTCCTTGATGTATTGACCAAGCACCTTGGTAAAGGAACGGTAGAGACAGGGATCAAGAACGGGAACATTGAGATGGCTCCCCTAGCCCTGATGCGTGGGCGTAGTTTCGATGATGCTTTCATCATCTGCGATGAGGCCCAGAACATTACCACACACGAACTGAAGATGCTACTCACACGGGTAGGCGAAGGATCAACCATCGTGCTTAACGGAGACATCATGCAGACAGACCTGAAGGACGGGGATGGTCTCACCAAGATCACCTACCTAGCTAAGAAGCACAAGCTCCCTATCCC